CTCTAAGACAATATATAAAAAGGGTACACCTATTCATGTCAAGGGTGCAATACTTTACAATCACTATCTAAAAGAGTATAATCTAACTAATAAGTATCCTTTGCTTCAAGAAGGTGAGAAGCTAAAGTTTACCTATCTAAAGACACCGAATCATTTCAAAGATACGGTGATTTCTTTTCCTACCAGACTGCCTAAAGAGTTTGAGTTGCAGCACTTTATTGATTATGAAACACAGTTTGAAAAGACTTTTATTGATCCGATTCAAATCATTTTGACTTGCATTGGTTGGAACACAGAGAAAAAGTCTACACTTGAAGATTTCTTCGGATGATACACGTTATACTACCATTTTTGACTGCTATTGCTTTATCGGGTATTGCTGCATATTACTCGGTTATTGGACTTGCACAGATATTTCCAGGTTCTTACTGGCCTATTATCATTATGGGTTCTGTGCTTGAAGCAGCAAAATTGGTAACTGTATCATGGGTGTACAATCATTGGAAAACAACATTCTCTGCACTGAAACTATATTTTCTAATTGCAGTTGTTCTGTTGATGGGTATCACATCAATGGGAATCTTTGGTTATCTGTCAAAAGCACACATTGAACATTCAAGCACTGTAGCACCACAAGTTGCAAAGGTAGAAATCTATGAGGAAAAGATCAGAGTTATTCAATCGCAGATCGATAGGAACAACAAGAATCTTAGTCAGTATGATGAGGCTGTCGATCAAGTTATGGGCAGGTCGAAAGATGAAAAAGGGGCCGAAAAGGCGAACCAAATCCGTAAAGCCCAACAGAAAGACCGTGAGAGAATCACTGCTGAAACTAAGAGGCTTCAAAAAGAAATCCAATTACTTACGGAAGAGAAGTTGCCTTTATCGTTGGAAGTACGCAAGGCTGAGTCAGATTTGGGGCCTATAAAGTATGTTGCAGAAGTTGTTTATGGCACACAAGATCGTGACTTGATTGATAAAGCAGTTCGTCTGGTAATCTTTGTCATCATTGTGGTATTTGATCCATTAGCAGTATTGTTATTGATTGCAGCCAATCAAACATACCGCAGAATCAAAGAAGAAAAAGGTGAAGTAGAGCCAGTGAAGAAGGTTGTAAAGAAGAAAAAGATTGACACAACACCCACAAATAGTTTAGAATCATTCTTTAGTGATGATAAAGTTGAAGTTATACCAAAAGACAAAATAGCAAATATTGGAGATATGAATGAGCGTTCTTGATAAACTAAAGAAAGCATCCACAATCAAAGAAACATCGGTGCTTTCCAAATCAAAGTTTTTTACTGACAAAGATATGATACAAACAGAAGTGCCAATCATCAATGTGGCACTATCTGGTAATCTTGATGGTGGTCTGACACCAGGACTGACGATGTTTGCTGGTCCTTCAAAACACTTCAAGACAGCATTTGCGTTGCTAATGGCAAAATCATATATGAACAAGTATGATGATGCCGTTGTTTTGTTTTATGACTCAGAGTTCGGCACACCACAATCATACTTTGATGCGTTTGGTATTGATACAGAACGAGTTCTGCATACACCAATTACTGATGTTGAGCAGTTGAAACATGATATCATGAATCAGTTGCAGAACATTGAAAAGACAGATAAAGTTATTATCATTCTTGATTCTATTGGTAATCTGGCATCAAAGAAAGAAGTTGAAGATTCTATTGAAGGTAAATCTGTTGCTGATATGAGCCGAGCAAAACAGATGAAGTCTTTGTTCCGTATGGTGACACCACATTTGACAATCAAAGATATTCCTATGGTCGTTGTCAATCACACATACAAAGAGATTGGTTTGTATCCTAAAGATATCGTTGGTGGTGGTACTGGTTCTTATTATTCAGCAGACACAATCTGGATTCTTGGTCGTCAACAAGACAAAGATGGTACAGAAATTGTAGGCTACAACTTTATCATCAATGTAGAAAAGAGTAGATATGTCCGTGAAAAATCTAAAATCCCTGTTACCGTATCTTTTGACGGTGGCATTAACAAGTGGTCTGGTCTATTGGATATTGCAATCGAAGGCAATTTCGTTTGTAAGCCATCTAACGGTTGGTATGCCAAAGTAGATCAAGACTCAGGTGAGGTACTTGAGAAGAAACGATTTGCAGACACACAGAATGAAGAGTTCTGGAAAGATATTCTTGCAAATGAAAAGTTCAAAGAGTTTGTAAGGAAGAAATATGAAATCACATATAGCAGCATTATGGGACAAGATAGCGTTCTGGAAGAAACCGATGACGCCACAGCATAGTGTGGATTATGATTTGATTGATTCCGATGACGGTGAAACAACTGCCGTCGGAATCAAAACTGGTAGATTTGCTGGAGTTCTTTATCATTATGGCAAAGTAAGATTTACCACAGAAGGTGAGATTGGTAGAATGCAATTCAGTTATACTATCGTATCTACGCCAACAATATCTGTGGAAGAACTTATGCGTGATGAAGAATTCCATAATTATATCGGTGAGATATTGACAGATATTATAATCAATCAAGAAAGTGCCAATGAAGAGATTAGAAACCACAATTCTGAAGAACTTGATATTCAATGAAGATTATGCACGTAAGATTTTACCATTCATAAAAACAGAATACTTCTCAGATGCAACAGAGAAAAATGTTTTTGAAGAAATCAATAACCATATTCATCAATTCAAACATCTTCCAACATACGAATCACTCATAATCAATTTTACAGAATCACGTAAGCATACTGAAGAACATGTCAGCAATGCTATTGAATTGATTCGTGAAATCAATGCAGACAAAGACGAACCAACAGATGTTGAGTGGCTAATCAAGCACACTGAAAAGTTCTGTCAAGACAAAGCAATATACAATGCCATCATGAAGTCTGTCAAGATTCTTGACGACAAAGAAAACAAAGATGACAAAGGTATGATCCCAAAGTTATTGTCCGATGCACTTGGTGTTTCGTTTGACAACTCAGTCGGTCACGATTATATTGCAGATTCAGACAGCCGATATGACTTTTATCACCGTCATGAAACAAAGATACCATTTGATCTAGACCTATTCAACAAGATTACAAAAGGTGGTCTGCCAAAGAAAACGTTGAATATTGCACTTGCTGGCACTGGTGTTGGTAAATCATTGTTCATGTGTCACGTTGCAGGTTCTGCCTTATCACAAGGCCTGAATGTATTGTATATCACGATGGAAATGGCAGAAGAACGTATTGCAGAACGTATTGATGCCAATCTATTGAACATTGATATCGCAGACTTGAATGCTATCTCCAAACAAGATTATGACAGAAAGTTTTCTGCATTGAAGGTCAACACTCATGGTAAATTGATCATCAAAGAATATCCAACTGCATCGGCTTCTGCACTTCATTTCCGTGCACTGTTGAATGAATTGCAACTAAAAAAGAGTTTCAAACCTGATATCATATTCATTGACTATCTTAACATTTGTGCAAGTGCCAGAATCAAGCCTGGTGCTAATGTAAACAGCTATTCATACATCAAAGCAATTGCCGAAGAATTGAGGGGTCTGGCCGTAGAGTTTGACGTGCCGATTATGTCTGCTACCCAGACTACCAGAAGCGGCTTCACCAGCTCGGATCCAGGCTTGGAAGACACCTCAGAATCCTTTGGTCTGCCAGCTACAGCCGACTTTATGTTTGCTTTGATAAGCACCGAAGAGTTGCAACAATTGAATCAGTTGCTAATCAAACAACTGAAGAACCGATACAATGATCCGAGTTATTTCAAGCGATTTGTCGTGGGTATTGACAGAGCCAAGATGAAACTGTATGATGTTGAACAGGGAGCACAAGATGACTTGGTAGATGCTGGTCAGGTGCCACCAGACAAGCCTTTGAATACCTTCGGTGAACGTGAAAGACAGTCAGTCAACAAGTTCGGAGGTTTCAAAGTATAAATACTCTAATAACCAGAGGAGTGTTTGATGAGTGCAGCTTCCGATAAATTTGAAAATGACGTAGCAAAAAATATCAATAAGATACCTGGAATTGTCGCAAAAAGACCTAAAGTGAGCACTGAGTATTCTGATGTTTTGATGGAATATAATAAGATGAAAGTCTGGATTGAGGTGAAAATGTCTCACACAGATAATCTATCTAATCCACGTGTATACTATGAGAAAGGTAAATGGCACACAACATATAAAACTCCAGCAGCAAAGCACACTGTAGATATTTTGAATAAATCTGCACAAGCCAAAAAGTTTATCAAAGATATAGCAAAGTTTTCTGGTATTCCAGAAAAAGTAATCAAAATACCTACAACGAAAAGTGGATTGAAAGAAGAAGGTGCAGTACCACTAAGTGTTATGAAAGCATACTTCAATCAGCCTAATATCAATCGTTATATTGCTAATGAAGAAAACTATAATCTTGGTGATGTTGTAACTGAGCATTATACAATTGGAAAAGCCGAACCAGCATATTACATGCAAGCTGGTGATGATTTTTATATGATTTCTAAGAAAAATCCATTGAAGATAAAAGGCATTCCAACTTTGAGTGGCTCTGGTGATTTCAAAGTTCGTGTAGCAACACGTTCAGAGTTTTATGAAGTTCAAGCAGAAATAAAAATCAAAAAGATGCCTGACAGTAAGTTCTCTGTGGCACCAGGCACAAAAAAACAAAATCCATTTCTAAGTATGTCAAAATGAAATTCATGGAATATCTAAAAGAAGGCAAAGAAGGCAAGAATGTTCACCTAGAACATATTGAAGATGATGTATTGAATAATGGTTCGTCTGGTGCTATAAATGCACTAACCTTCCTGCGTTCTCTGCGTAATATGTTAGCTGGTCACACCGGCACAAAAATGAATGTGACTACAAAGTGGGACGGTGCACCTGCTATCTTTGCTGGTACAAATCCAGAGAATGATAAGTTCTTTGTCGGTACAAAATCTGTGTTTGCTAAAAACGCAAAACTAAATTACACAGATGAAGATATTGATGCCAATCATCCTGGTGGTGGTCTAAATCAAAAATTGAAACTTGCACTTGCTTTCTTGCCTAAACTTGGCATCAAAGGCGTTCTGCAAGGTGATATGATGTTCTCTAAGGGAGACATAGAACATGAAACAATTGATGGAGAAGATTATATTATCTTTCAACCAAACACAATCGTATATGCAGTCCCAACAAAATCAAAGTTGGCACAAACAATGCTTGCTGCACAAGTTGGCGTGGTGTTCCATACATCATACTCTGGTAAAACACTTGAGACAATGAAAGCATCGTTCAACATTGACATTGGACATTTGAAAACAACAAAAGATGTTTGGTTCCGTGATGCTTCGTTTACTGATGCATCTGGTTCAGCAACATTTACTGATGAAGAAACTGCTGCAATCACATCAATTCTTTCACAAGCAGCACGTTTACTCCAATCAATACCTGTATTGACATTGAATCGTATTGCTGCATCCGAAACATATTCAACACAAATCAAAACATTCAATAATACCAAAGTACGTGAAGGTAAAAAGATTGCCGACACAAGAATCCATACACAAGAACTAATAAATTGGGTAGAAGCAAAACTAAACAAAGAAGTATTAGCCGCAAAGAAGGAAGAAACAAAACAGAAACGCATCAAAGAAAAAAATGAAGTCATGCGTTTCTACCGTTCAAATGCCATCCAACTAAAACAAATATTTGACTTGATGAATCTGATCGTA